AACTGCAAATAGATTCTTGTTCATTTTTTGTTTCCTCAATTAAGTTCCTCTTGAGAGGGTAAGTTTGATCATACAGCGTCTAAAAAACAAATTACAATAAACTGATCAACTTTTAGTTGATACATATTATCTGTGAAAATAACAGAAAAAAAATTGCGAAGACTCATTAGTGAAGAATTTTTGCGAGCGTGCGCCGGCGAGGGAACGACCCCTGCATTGTCCGAGGGCTTGCGATGGCATATCGAAGAAAACGTTTCTTTTGAATCTCCGGTGTATCGAGCGGGTACCGAAAAATATTTTGACTTGATGCGAGAAGCTCGTTGGATGTATCGCGAAGGATTATACCAGCCACAGACGGAATTTGAAAAAGATTTGTTAGAATCTGACCTCGGCGAGTGGATTGAATTCGAGGGTGGATTGGTTCCTTTAGATTTTCCTTTACGGGAAGGCGTTATCTTTGAGGCTAAATATAAAGGCAAAGAAGTCGAACTCGGAAAGCCAAAGAGGGGTGGGGGTGGAAAGGCCTATGTTTATGTCAGGAATCCAAAGACTGGTAATGTAAAGAAGGTGTCTTTTGGGTCATCTATGCCCGATGCGATGGGCGATTCCGAGACCGCGCGCAAGCGCCGCAAGTCATTTGGCGATCGCCACGACTGTGCCAATAAGAAAGACAGGACGAAGGCGGGTTATTGGTCCTGTAGGTCTACCAAGTTTTTTGGTCGAGATATTCCCGGCTGGTGGTGATGTTTCCTTTCCAGGAACATCGCGTCTCCGACAAGGTTCGTTTGAGAATTTTTGACGAGACTTTGTCAGCCGACGAGTTGATTTGGCACCGCGATGCGAAAGATAGGACTGTTCGCGTGATTGAATCGGCAGGCTGGTATTTTCAGTTTGACGATGAATTACCTCGGGCGCTTCTGTCCGGAGAAGTGTTGAATATTCCGCAAAAAAAATGGCACCGAGTAATTCGTAAGGAAGGCAGCGGAAAACTAATCGTGGAGATAGTAGAGGTATAGTGTTGTCTATTCACTCACGATTCTTAGAACAACGTTTTGATCCGATGCTCAACGTGGAACAAAAAATCCACAGAGTTATACTCGCGATGATAACGTGGCAAAACAACATCAAACTAGCCTAATCTATTCGGTTTCTTTTGTGTCGGTAATATATATCGTTATCTTATGAAGATAACCATTTCCCAATTAAGAAGATTAATTAGAGAAGTTTTGGCCAACCAAGAAGCGGACGTTCCTGGACGCTGGCACGCCTCGAATGGGGAACCAGTTGATGACGAAGATCTGGATCGATTAGGCCATGGCGGGTTTACTTCTGGCCTCGAAGAAGACGAAGTCAAGGAAGCGAAAAAGAAGAATACTTTGTGGGGAAATATCAAAGCACGTCGCGACAAGGGCAAGCCTCGCTTGAAGCCAGGTCAAAAGGGATATCCCAAAACTCTCGACGTATAGTCGAAATTGCGCGTGATGAACATTTTTTGAGTTTCGTATAATTTAGGCATCATGTCGTTTCCCGAAAAAATTGTCGATCGCGAAAAATACATTATGGACAAAGTTCTTGCAGGAACTTTTGAGGCTGCGTGGACCCATATCGAACACGCAGCATTTGGTAGGATCGCCAAGTTCATGGTCATGGAAGACGCTTTAAAAATCGATGGCATTCGAGTCAATGTTTCGGCAAGACTACAACAACAACTTGCCGACGTCTTTGACGCGTCGTTGATGACTGCGCAACTAGCTGATCTCGTTTACACAAATGCGATTCGTCGTATCAATCCTGCGCCGATGCCTATTTCAACGAGCGTGGCTTCTATGACGAAACATTCGTCAAACGTCGATGCGCGACTTCGGGCATTGTCAGTTACTGAAGGACTGGTCGCCGACCCAGGTAAACACTGGATTATTGATAAGAAATTGGAGCAATTACCTGGTCGAGCGTGTAACTATGGGTGGCACTTTACGGGTTCTTCTTATCAGGGAATCAATGGATTCGCTGTCGCTTCGAAAATTAATACATTAAACAATAAACCGATCAAAGTAATTCAGCCAAACGCGACAGCGCACGATGCATTGCATTCTGACTATTCACAAATCTGCCAGCTGGTTTCGCAGACGTGTTGGGTAGATGGCATAGAGAAAAGGTTTTTTGAGCTGTTGACAGACCCAGTGTTGTCTGTTTTGGTAAGTCATCAAGGTCCGCTTAAGGTCGTACGTCAACCTGGCGTCGCGCAGATCAAGGGTCAAATTATCATGTTCCCGACGACGATTACGTCGGTACCAATCGTTTGATGGAGAACTAAATGCCAACCTACGAATATGCTTGTCTAGTCTGTAGTGGATCTTTTGAGGCGCAACAGTCTATTAAGGCCGAGAAAGGTGTCGAGTGTCCGAAGTGTAAAATCTTTTGTTACAATCGTTTAATTTCTGGCGGGACTAGTTTTACCCTTAAGGGCGGCGGGTGGTACAAGGACCTATACTCTTCAAAGAAAGACTAGTTAGGCACAAAGCCCAACGAGACAAGTTGGTCCCAAGTGGACGTGATCCACGCTTCGTATCCTCGTTTTGTTAGATGGATCTGATCTTTGATTTTTTCTAATTTAATTTTGGTATCGAAAGTTTTTTCGCCTAATTCTTCTTTGATTATTTTTTTAATCCCGTCTTGGCTGACAAATCGTGCAGTAAGGGTCTGCGGTAAAATCCACAAAATATCTGTATTGTATCTAGCTGCAATTTTTTTAATATTTTTTACATGAATCCTCTGCACTTCAGGATCGCGTAATCCAGCGTCGTTGGTACCGAGTGAGACGATTAACAACGCGGGCCTTGTCGCATTTAGCGTTTTATCCAGTTTTTTAGCCCAATAATCTATGCGCGTTCCTTGCTTACAATCGACATGAGGAACGTAGCCTTTTTGTCTAACCAACCTATAGAAAGGCGCTGCCATTCCTTGCGCTAGCGAATCACCGATCAATAGAATTTTTTTACCTTTGGGTATTGGCGTAGATTCCTTTTGTGCCGCGGCAGAAAAAAGAAATTTACTAATGATATTTATCGGTTGGATGATTAATGACGTCACCAATACGAAGATGTATCTCATGACTTCATTAACGCTTCGTGTAATTCAATGGCAATTTCTTTTTTGGGATCGGATCCCGAGAGCAAGCCCTTTTGTTTCGCAAATGATTCGATGGCGACATTCGTGCCAGGTCCCCAGAGACCGTCGACTTTTAGTTTATAGAGACCCAATTTCGCTAGCTTTTCTTGAGCTTTCATTAGTGAATCTTTCGACCAAACGTGAGTTTTCGATTGTAACGATGTCGTCGCCAAATTTACCGACTTCATAAAGAGTTTAGATTCCGATTTTCGCCGATTGAGCAAACCTTTATTAACCTTCATGACACCATCAACTCGAAATTTGCACCATTCTTCTAACTTCGCCGGGACGCTGGCAAAATCGCCAGAGTTAACTGCTTTTTGGACGCCCGTGTTTACGATACCACCTTCGCCGGTGTTAAAGATGAAGCTGACAAGCGCGTCGAATTGATTTTGATTGAGAGGAACAGTTATGTATTTTTTGACGGCATTTTCGAAGCGCTTGACGTCGCTAGCGAGGATGTCTAGTGCTTGTTCTTTAGTGATTATTTGATAATTTTCACCGGGAAGAATTACGTGCCCGACGCCTATTGTGGGTTTACCAGCAGGACAAATATATCTTTTGAGAACCAGCCCTTCCCAATTTGTGATGTGCTCGAGACCTTCTTTCGAAGTCGTTAATGAATCGTTCACTCCCATGATAGTTTCTCCTATGCTAAGTAGTATGCAATTTGTGTTCTTGGTTTGATAAAGTTAAAGTTGCATGTCGATCGATAAGAGAATGTTGATGATGGCTGCTGAGGTCGCGCGAGATAAACCTGAACGATACGATAATCGATCTTTTTGTCTCGGAGCCGTGGGATTGAGAAATGATGGCGTGTTGGTGACTGCAAAGAATATTGCAGCCGCGAACGTCGTACCAACACATCATGCCGAGGCTCGGGTCGTCAGAAAGTTGACGCCAAACTCCGTTGTGTGGGTCGCGAGAGTCCTAAGGTCGACGGGCGAATGGACACTTTCTAGGCCATGTAAAGGATGTCAGCGTCGAATGCGAGCAGCTGGCGTTCGCAAGGTCGTCTATACGATCGACAAGGATGAGTGGGGTACGATTCAACTTATCGACTGATGCAATGTGTGCAACGAAGGTGTTAGAGTAAAAATATGTCAAACGTAGTTTCGCTTACCGAAAGAAGAGAGATCTGGAAACCTGTATACGCGAAGGACGGCCTTCGCATTCAAATTTCAAGTCACGGACGTTTTAAACTCGTGAGCGGTGGTGAAATTACGCAACTCGAGTTTTTCGATTCTGTAGCTTTCTTAAAAGAACTTAGCGAAGCACTTGAATACGTCATGTGCTCCATGTACAACGATAGTCACTGACCTTAAGTTAAACGAACAGCAAGGAAAAAAAGATAATGTCTAAGAAGAATAAGTCAAACAAGAATTTTGGTAACGAGACTCCCGAGATCTATAACATGGACGATATTGGTTACATGGCCGATGAAGCAATTCAAGATAGAACGCAACGTCTTGAGAACGATCGCGGGCGCCTCCTTGCTATGAATAAAGATCCTTATCTTTGGGAAGTTGAAATTGCGTATCTTCGTCGTGAAGAGCAGCTTCGACAGACTCGAGCCGAGCGCCACGCAGATTTTGTTAAGAAGTTTGTATCAACTAACGTTGATGAAATGATTGAATCGACGACTGCAACCACGAATTCACAAAACGATGTTAATGAGTTAAATTGAAATGTTAAACGATTCAACAAAACAAAACACGATCTCTAGCTATTTGGGATCATTGCAAACATTTCCGCAACTGGAGCATGATGAGCTTGTACAGCTTTTTCAAGCCTACGAACGTGGCGGCAAAGACGCTACGAAGGCAAGACAAAAATTGACTGAATCGAATCTTCGGCTCGTCGTGTATATCGCTAAAAAACAAAAAGGACATAATATTCCCTTAGAAGACCTTATTCAAGAAGGTAATCTCGGTCTACTTAAAGCGATCGATAAGTTTGATTGGAAGAAAGGCTTTAGGTTTTCTACTTACGCGACGTGGTGGATTAAACAAGCAATTAGCCAATACGTTCTTAAACGCAAAAAGATCATTCGATTACCCGCTCACGCTGCTTCTGCACAAAAGAAATTAATCGAGGCATCGGACGCATTTAAGGAGTTAAAGGGCTACGGACCGTCCTCAGAAGAATTATCGGAAATGATAGATGTGTCTGAAACCGTCGTAAAGGCGACGATGGCATCCGGTAAAAACATCGTATCTCTCCAACAACAAGTCGGCGAAGATGGCACAACAACTCTCGAAGATAAAATTGAAGATACAAACTACACGAATAATCCTTTTGAGTCTTTGGCAAAAAAAGAAATGATGACAGTCGTTAAAAAAGTAATGTCCAGTCTTTCTGCTAAAGAGGCTGCAATTTTGCGTTTACGTTTTGGCCTTTACGAAGATATCGAAGTAAAAGAATTCGAAGTCACAGACGAGCAATCAAAAATGATTGCTGCGGGACAAGGTTTGACGTGATTTTCACGGCAGTTATTCTGTCTACTATCAATTTGTTGATAACACTGTTGGTATTACGACGAATTGGTAATATTACTTTAGAAATCGAAAAAATCGAAGCAGAAACGAATCAAGACGATCACGATATTCATTCTATATTGAATAATAGACTGTTGGACTTGCAAAACAAAAGATATTCTGTACCACAACGACGAGGTAAGACATGAATAAGAAAAAGATCGCCGCGAAAGGTTATGCAACAGTGCTTGAAGACGAAGGCGTCAATTATCGAGAGATTGCCGATATCATGTCGGAAATCGGGTTCGTGATGAATCATTCTTCTGCTCGAAATTATGTTTTACGAGTCATGACGAAATTTGTAGAAGCTTTTGACGAAGAATGGGAACTTGACTTGTCAGATGAAAAAATTAGATACGTCGCGGCTTCGGCACAATTTCAAAATGTAATTGCTGACATGCTTCACAACTTGTGACATCGACGCTGTAAACTAAAATATCTTTTTAAGTATAATTAAGAGAGCTATGTCAAAATTTAAAGTAAAAAAATTACCGCCGATTAAGTTAATCGATCTTCTAAAAAAGAGAAAAACTAATTTAAAACAATTTTTATTCTCTTCGGGTATTACGACCTACGTAACACTCGAACATAAATGCAATAGCTTGGGAGTTTTAGTTCCTACTATTCAAGAATTTCATGAAGCATCAGGCGGAATTGTTTCTTCGCCACAGGAAGGTGTTGTCGTTTTAGATCCACCACTTCTTTTGAAAGAAACTGGAGAAAAAATTGAAATTGAAGAAAAAATTCTCGACGCAGTAGTACAAGAAACTAAGGTTCTAGAACCCGTCGATGAACTTAAGCTTACGGATATTCCAACTTCGCCTTCGAATACAAAATCTTGGAAAAAAAAGAAAGATTCACAAACGGTCGAAGAGTGACATATCGTTGTTCGTTGTGGTAGAATAGACTCATGCAGTCTATTATCGATATCCTCGAGCAACTTGAATCTAGCAATTCTCGTCTCTTTAAGGAAGACCTTCTTGAGTCGCAGGTTAGCAATGATCTACTCAAGAAGGTCTTTGTCGCAGCCGGCGATCCGTACATCAACTACTACGTCAACAAGTTTAAGATGCCCAAAGCCGAAGGAATTGGTGCTGACGATCTTGTTCTAGAACATTTCCTAGAGGACATCTACGAAAAGTTGTCCACGCGTAAAGTGACCGGCAACGCAGCGAAGGACCTCATGGTTAGGCTCTTCACGGACATGACCGGTCCACAACAGAAGTGGTGCCAGAGGATCCTCCTGAAGAATCTCCGATGTGGTGTCCAGTCCACTACGGTCAATAAGGTGTGGCCCGGTGCAATCGTTGGATTCTCTGTGCAACTAGCCGAGACCCTAGAAACCAGGTACGAGGACGGCAAAGGAATCATTATCTGCGAACCTGTGATGTACCCGACGTGGGTCGAACCGAAGCTCGACGGTCTCCGGTGTGTGGCCGTGAAGCATTCCGGAGAGGTGACGATGTTCACCCGCAACGGTACCGTCCTCGAGACCCTACCTCGGATCAAGTCTCTCCTTGAGTCTGCTCCGTGGGACGAGTTCATCCTCGATGGTGAGGTTATGGGTGAAACGTGGAATGATTCTGCGTCTGTTGTGATGTCCCACAAGAAAGGTAAGGACGACTCGAAAATGATCTTCCACGTCTTCGACGCCCTACCGTTCGAGGACTGGCGTGACCAGGAGAGTCACCTAGACCTCGAGGACAGGTTGGAACTCGCCAAGGAATTGGTGTCGCAGGTCGGAGACCCGGCCGTGGTCCAGGTTCAGGGTCGACTCGCCAATGACCAGGAGGAACTCCTCGGCGCCTACCTTCATGACACCGACGCCGGATACGAGGGCATCATGGTGAAGGATTTGGTGGCTCCGTACCTTTTTAAGAGATCTTCAAATATTCGTAAGATGAAACCAATTATGACACATGAGCTTGTGATTTGTGGTCATTATGAAGGGCGGAGAGGTTCTAAACGAGAAGGTTTGTTTGGAGGTTTTAACGCAATTGCTAGCAATG